ATGCCGGGGGCAGTCCAGCTACCATTAGGATGCGTCCATGAAATCAGGGGCGATTCAGTTCGCCTGCTCGTCGACAACTACGAAGCTCACCCGGAAAGCGACGACTATGAAGCAAGTCACGTGTACGGTACCGGACGATCTGAAATCGACGACACCGCCGTGGATTTCCTTGAATACGAGTCAGCCCTAGATGGCTTCATGGGAAATCTGCAGCTAGGTGTTCTGGAGTACTTGGAACAGGCCAGAAACTGGATCAACCCTGTTCGGGGTGACGATCCCTCGAACGCACCGACCAATCTGAGCGGCGATGGCATCTCAGCCGCTGGCTGACTAGGCTATTCCATCAGTATGATGTCAATCTGAATTCAAATACGCCCTGCGGGGCCCTTTTTATTAAGAAGGAATTTCCGTGCCAAGCAATGACGTTTTGTGGTTCAGGCTTAACGAGGAGCTAATAGCTCGCTTCGACGAATCCGATCTCGTTGATTTCAATTGGGACGAGTATCAGAAGTACGATGGCGGCCAAGAAATGAAGCTCAAGGCTAAGAATGTTTCATATGAAATGAACGGAATGAAGGATTTCAAAGAGTATTCAGAGATCCCTGTTCGGTTTATTCACTCGAAAGGTGATGCTATTGCCCTTTCGCCTAGAGGGTGGCGCCCATTGGCCTTCATCCCTAACGGCGCGGTGGTTCTCTTTGATAAAAATGCCTTCGGTACAATCAAGAATCACATAGACAGACAAGGTAATCCGCAACCAAACGCTATCAAGGTAGTCGTCGATCTCTTCCAAAACCGTAAAATCACTATCGATCCCAAACCGATCCTGCTAGAGGGGAACAATCGATTCGACAAGCGACTTCCCACTCTTGACGAGATGAAAAAAGAGCTTGGTTTTTTCACTACCAAAATGCAGGAAAGAGCTCCAAACCTGACAGTCACGGCTACCGAGGATTTGCTCCCTCAGTTGCATAGGGCCAGCGCCGTATTTTTCCAAGGACTCGATACGGTTCTCGAATTCATCGATACCGTTTACAAAAAGTACGAAGCTCGATACGAATTCCCTAAAACTCTGGATGGGTTCAAGGAGATTGTCTCCCTGGCCAAAGCTGCAAATGTCCAGGGTGTTCACCTGATATTCGCAGCAATTGTATTCAAGGCAGTGACCGGTAAACGAGACAACCCAATCTTGCGCCTGCTGAAATTCAATAAGCCTAATTTCATCGAGGAGGGAAATTCCTTCAACGGTGCGCTGGATATCTATTCACTAATTCTTTTCTTGAGCGAGATCAGAAATCATGGTGATAATGTGTTTTTTGTTACCGCCGACAAAGACCTGATTCACCTCTGGAACGACATGAACGCGTTCATGAGGGTGAGTGATGAGCCGGGGGTTCTCCACTTCGATATGATGTATTTCCTCCCAGGCCTCCACAAAAGTGAGGTAGATGTGCTGCAGGAGCTCATGACAGGCTAGCCGGTCTTTGGTGCGAAGGGTGGCTGTAATCGTCCTACGAAACCGAACAAAAAACTGTTACGCTTCGCTCCCCCTTGGACGGCAGAAAGGTTGCTATTCCGATAGGCCGCCAGGAAAAAGGCAATCTATACATGACAGATCAAAGCTATAGCCGCACTACCGAGTCGGGCCAACGCCTGAAAGTTAAGAGTGCACTGAATCCTGTTCTCTGGCTCTGCGGTCTGATTACTGTTCCTACCCTTGGGTACGGCGCTATCAACCCTCAACTTCCGCTCTGGATAATAATTATAGGGTGTGCACCCACAGTTGTTGCACTCTATTCATACGTGCATTTTATGTTTACAGACAAAGACAGACTACAGTCCGAAGAGTTTCAAATACAAAAACGGACCATAGAGCTTGCGCAACAAAAAGGCGAACCATTGCCTTACGACCCAAGAAACATGCCAACCATTAGCAACCCAGAGCTTCCTGCTATAGAGCATAACGAGGGAGCTTCGCGATGAAAAAAGTATATCTATTTATCTATAATGACGAGACCGGAACTCGCGAAGAACTTAAGGCCATCATTAGCATAATGAACACGGTTTTAACTTGGCGATTCGATATGCCCCATTCTTTCTATATAATCTCTGAAAATTCAGCAATCGAGCTTTATGACGAATTTACAAAAGCTCATGGCATAAAAGGCCGTTACATGTTCATCGAATGCACTGACAACAAACAAGGTCAGATGCTTCCTGACACATGGTACTTACTTAACAACAAACAACTCAAGCCAAAGTCTTGATGCAAAACTAGCCCCCCCCTGACTGAAGAACTTATCGATATCTGACCATTCAATCAACCCAGACTCAAATCAATAACGGCTACTTTGGTCTAGGAAAGCACTAGCCTAGACCCGCCCCCCCCCCTACTATCTGCATGACACTCTCCATAATTCGTCAAGTTTAGTCGTATAACTCCGGCTCATCATCTGGCGACGCATTCCCCAGTCAGGATCCACTGACACACTGGCAGAACGCAGCGTGCCCCTGCCCCATCGTTGGTTGATCAGGTCTAGCACCGTCATTACCCGTGTTGCCTCAGCCGGCTGAGACTTGGCGAACAAATCATCGGTATATTCCCCAGGCTGGTACAGATCGAGCAGCATCACCTCAGCCTTGCTGTACCTGAAACCTGGCCGAAATATACGATCAAGCGCACCCACCGCAGTTCGGGTGAGGAGCCTCACGTCATCTGTGGGATACGGTATATCTACCACTACACCGTTGGCATACTTAGCCTCTTCTGGATTGAACATACCCGTACGGATGCACACACGCACCTTCTTGCACAGTGAGCCCTGGGCCCTAAGCTTCTCTGAGGCTCGCATCATGTAGGTGGCCACCGCCTCCTTGATAGGCGCCAGTTCCGTCACTCGCTTGCCGAACATACGACTACAGCAGATCTCCTGCTTTGGCGGATCGGGCTCGTCAAGCTCCAGACAGGACGTGCCAGCCAACTCCCGGGCGGTCTTTTCGATCACAACGCTGAACTTCTTGCGGAGCGTCCAGGGGTCAGCCTTAGCCAGGTCCATTGCGGACTTGATGCCCAAAGCACCGAGGTGGAGTTTCATCTTGCGACCAACACCCCACACTTCCGCCACGTCGGTATTACGCAGCACCCAGTCACGTTTAACCGGGTCCGTGATGTCGACCACGCCCCCTGTCTGAGCCTGCAAGCGCTTCGCCATGTGGTTCGCCAGCTTGGCTAGGGTCTTGGTGTGGGCGATGCCCACGCCAACTGGTACGCCTGTGCAGCGAAGTACCCTGGCACGAATCTTTCTCCCGAGGGCGTCCAGGCCATCAATGCCAGTCAAATCGGCGAATGCTTCATCGACACTGTAGATCTCGACCGCAGGCACCATGCTCTCGATCACGGTCATTACCCGCTCGCTTATGTCCCCGTACAGGGCATAGTTCGAGGAAAAGGCGACGATGCCGTGATGCTTGAGCTTGTGCTTGATCTGGAAATACGGCTCGCCCATTTTGATAAAGGGCTTGGCATCGTAACTGCGGGCAATGACACAGCCATCATTGTTACTCAGTACCACTATGGGCACCTTCGCCAAGTCTGGCCGGAATACCCGCTCACAACTGGCGTAAAAGCTGTTGCAGTCGATCAGGGCGAACGTTGGCTCTTGCTTAGACATGGCTGCGCACTGTGCTGGTAATCACACCCCAGATGGAAAGCTCGTCCCCCTCAAGGATGTACCGTGCCGGGTATTTGGGGTTTTCCGAAAGGAGGATCACCTCTTTACCACGCTTGCACAGGCGCTTGCAGATGGGCTCATTGTTCAGCAGGGCTACGACCACATGCCCGTGGGCCGGCTCGATGGCTCGATCCACCACGGCCAAATCGCCCTCAAAGATCCCCACCCCTTGCATGCTCTCGCCAGTGATCACTACCAGGTACACATGAGGCGCACGGATGTTCAGGACCTCATCCAATGAGATGTGCTGCTCGATGTGATCAGCTGCCGGCGATGGAAAGCCGGCCGGAACCTGAAAGGAACACAGAGGCAGTTTTACGCCGGCTTCGGCGATGGGACCTAGAATGGTAAAGCTCATGGCGCGCCTTTCTACAAATACTGTATGCATGTACAGTTAACTTTGTAGGACGCTTGCGGTCAATTTTTCTGTGGGATATTTCGACAGGCGGAGAGGTGCGTATGTGCGGGAGATTCGTGCAGTACGAGGGGATGGCGATCTTTATCGAAGAGCTGAATCCACAGATAGAGCTATTCAGTGGATATGACGCCGCGCCGATCAATCGCTATAACGTCGCTCCTTCGACACGGGTGCAACTGCTGCACACCGTAAAGGATCGCCTGCATATCGATGCAGTCAAATGGGGATGGGCGCCGTTCTGGGCCAAGGACAAACGCCCAGACCCAATCAACGCTCGCGTGGAGACGGTCACCACGGGCAAGTTCTTCAAGCAACTGTGGCCGAATGGCCGAGCCGTGGTGCCGAGTGAAGGGTGGTATGAGTGGGTCAAAGACCCCGATGAGCCGAAGAAAAAACAGCCTTGCTTCATTCGCCTGAAAAGCCAGAAACCCATGTTTTTCGGAGTACTCGCCCAAGTGAGCCTGGGCCTGGAGCCCCAAGACAGCGACGGTTTCGTGATCATCACCGCTGCCAGTGACCAGGGGATGGTGGACATCCATGACCGCAAGCCTTTGGTACTGACACCTGAGCATGCCAGGGAGTGGCTGGATCCAGGTCTTGCGCCAAAGCGGGCCGAAGAGATAGCCAATGAGTGCTGCCAACCCACTGAGGATTTTGAGTGGTATGCGGTTGGCAAAGAGGTGGGGAACGTAAAACATCAGGGAGCCGAACTATTGCTCCCTTTGTCTCCGGAAGATGATTAGGCCTGCCGGTCCTGGTCGAGCACGAGCGGTTGAGCGGCCCCTGGAAAGCCTACCAAGGTCTTATTTTAGTCAAGACACAGGCCCGCCAAAACGTGCTTATGGATTGACTGATAATTGCACACTACAGCATCATGGCAGATCGCCACGCAAAGCTTCCAGGATCAATGTTTAGTCCTAATCACTCACAAATATTATCGATGGACACAGAATGTTAGACGACATAACTACAACTATCAAAGCGCAACTGTACGAGCGCGCGACCAGCCCTCTATTAGGCTCATTCATAATCTCATGGTGCGTGATAAATTATAAGGTCCTACTAATAATTTTCTCCTCGCTTAACGCACCTGAAAAAATCACCTACATAAATATGAACCTATTTGCCTCCACAAACGACTATTTAATTAAAGGGGCATTAGCCCCTTTACTTACTGCCCTGGCTCTCATTTTGATATATCCATACCCTGCCGCATGGATTTATCGAATATCTAAAAATCATCAAAAAAGCTAAAATCAATTCGACAACTGATAGACGATGAAACACCTTTAACAGTTAAAGAATCGAGAAAATTAAGACTTGAATCAATCCAACAGCAAATAGAACTCGAAAGCAAAATTGAAAGATACACTCAAGAGAATAGATCTCTAAAAAGCATTATTGAAAACCACGAACCTGCGTATACAGACCTCAAAAACTCAGGTGCTCAGGCGACACGAGAAAAAGATGAAGCCCTAACCCGACTTGCAGAAGAGGAACAAAAGACACAACGCCTAGATCAACTTCTAGAGCAAGTAATAAAGTCGCGAAAAGATCATCCAGACTCTACATTAGATGTTGAAAGCTTTAAAAAACAAATTTTCAATAGAAACTCCGTACTCATAAGCATGCAAGCCAACAAAGTCAGAGACGAAATAAAAAGAAGCATCGAAGATTACATCTCAGACATTAAACCCTTTGGAAATACTAAGAGTACTGTTGAAATAACAAATGACAGACTATACACAAGCCATGAAACACCAAACGGCCTAGAAATAAAAGACTGGGGCAAAATCAACGCTAACGATCCCGGATCCAGCGCGTTAAAAATAATGGGAGAAATGCGAAATCAGCGGGACAATAAGGGTGATTAAATAAGTGCGTTCCGTAGCCCCTTGAGCGATAAACTTGTGATTCCTTTGTCGGTGTAGGTGCGGCGCCGGCAAAAAGCTAAACCGCTATATGTGAGCAATATGATTTTCCGGCGCCCATTCTCATTCAGCAACCCCTTGAGCATAAGCCTGGCAAGCTTTCAACGCGATGAGCCCACGGTCACCGTCGTCGGTGATTCTGATAATTCTTTGAGCATGCGCTGGGTTAAGTTGGGCTCGACGGGCTCCATGAACCACGCCGCCGGCACTGGCAGCGGCAGGCACGTTGTAGCCAATGGCTGTATCCGTGGCGTCGAGAAGGACTGACAGCCGCAGATCTGAAGTAGCAAGGCGGTCGCGGAGACGAGCTTGATCACGTTGTGCATTGGATATTTCTCGTGTGTGCAGTTGATCTGAGGTGGCCAGCGCCTTCTTCAGGGCAAGACGCCTGCTCTGTTCGTCGCTAGCCTGCTTGGCGGCGGCCGCGCTGACCAACCCAAGGTCTGCTTGAAACTGGGCCCCCTGCTCCGCCAGCTGCTTGCCCATGCGCCAGTCCTGCACCTGCCAGGTGCCGGCGAAGCTGATGGCCATTGCCGACAGCACCGCAGCCAGGATCTGCCCGGTGGTCATGCCAGCACCTTCTGCGCCTGGGCGTACAGCCTCTGGCGATCCTCAAGGCCATTCAATCCACCATTTACCCGCCGGGTGATTTTCACGAACTCGCCTTTGTCCACCAGGGTATTAAGGCCCTTCGTCGACCAGAACCACGCCGCCGACATCGATGCGTGCTGCGGCTGCTCCAGCAATTCAGGGTGATTGATTAAGTCCAGGGCCAGCCCTTCGCCGCACGCTTCGTAGTTGGCCCGACCGGTAATCTGGATCAGCCCCCGACCACGGTACTTGGAGCCATCCCCCTTTTCAGTATTACCCAAATCAGAGCGGCCTTCGTATCCAGACTGCTGTGCGGTTGGCCCCCAGATCTCGCGCACATGACGCAACTGGCCGGACTCATGTCCGACCTGGGCAATGAACGCCGCAATGCGCGCGGGGGTGACGATTCCATATTTGTTCATGGCCGTGTTCAACACAGGAACAAAAACGCCGGCTTGGCGGCCGGCGTTGGGGAGGATGCGTAGTAACTGCTGCTCGGTGATCGGCATGCTTTTCTCCAGGCAAAAATAAACCCGCTCGATAGCGGGTGGAATACACGGCTGGCCGCCGCTATGGCGCAACAGGCCAATCAATGGTGAGTGGGTAACCTTCCTGCTCATGCACACGGCTCAACGCCACGCGGTATTTCTTCCAGGCCTTGAGTGCTGTTGCTTCCGATGCAGTCGCATCATCAATATCAACGGCGTCCTGAAGCGGCGCAATCGCATAATCGGCAATAGCCCGGCGCCGAACGATCTCGCTTCGTGCGTCTTCGGCGGGGCTAGGCATCGGAATCTCCCGCTCGGCGTACTCTGTTACGGGTGCCCCACCCTTGACCTTTTCAAGCACCTTCTTGTAAACCTCTGGCGTTACGAGTTCCGTTGCATGAAAAGGATATCCATTGTAGGTAACAACATAGGTACCGTCTGACCGCTCCTGAATATTTTCGATCGTATCTTCCGGAATGATCATCGGAATATCAGGAACTATTACTTCGGGCACTTCGACTTGATCCGCATCGTTAACTGCCATCACTGAACTCTCCACGCGAAACCATTTGAACTGTTGGTGTAGCCTACAGTTGCACCGCCCTGCACTACTCCTGCACCACTCTGAGCAATGACCCCGACATTATTGTAACTAACTACAAAGTAAGCCCACGTTCCACCCGCTGGCACTACTGCCGAGCCACTCAGCATCACCCAATTGTCTGCTGTCGGCTTCATAAACGAAGTCAGTGTATGAACGTCAACAATACCGTACCCAGCGGCGGTTGATGCCTTGTCAGCTTTAAATACCAATTTGTAGTCGATATCGATGACACGGTAGGCATCGGTAATACCGTAGCCAAGCAGCGTAGTTGGTTTTTCCGTGAGACTTGAAAACGCATGACCATGACCTTGCACGGAAAGAAGAACAGCTTCACCGGTGGCGCCAAATCGCATGTAAGGGTTAGGCTTGAAGCCACCAGCAAACCCCACCATGTCCGTACCATCGCGATCAACCTTGCCATCAAGCAATGATCCAGCCTGCACTTTGGTGTAGGAATCCGTGATTCCGTAGCCATCCAGCGTGGTGGGTTTTCCACTCAAACTTTCAAAGGCATGACCGTGAGCTGCTAGCGCCAATAAGATGTTGGTGCCACTCGACTTCTGACGCAGGTATGGGTTAGCAATGTTGTCACCTGCAAAACCAATGACATCAACCCAGTCCCCGTTTACCTTACCATCGAGCCTGTAGTCGACATCGACGACACGATAAGCATCGGTAATGCCATAGCCGCCAAGCGTAGTAGGTTTGTTTTGGATTTTCGCCCACGTCATCCCCAAGTCTACTAGTTTATTCAGCGCAGCAACCAGCTGATCGGTTTTGGTTTCATCCGGATTGATCCCCGCCGCACTAAATACATTAAGCATTTCGAGCGTCACAGCATTCCCCCAGGCGGCGGGAATTAATGAGCCTGGTTGACCCGTTCCAACGTTCTCATCAGCGAATCGGCCATTTACCAACCCGATGTTGGGCACACTTTTTGGAAAGTCCATTATTGGTTGTCCCCATAATTAATAAATTCAACGGTATGCGCGGGAGCGCTGCGGCGTATCACGCACTCCAGGGCGCCACTAGGGTTGGTACCGAAACGCTCGCCCCAGTAGCTGGCACCGAAACGCCGCCCTAGGCGCCGTCTTGGCCCAGAATTTAACGTCCACATGAACTGCGCAGCCCATGTGCCGAAGTGCGCCGAACCGAACCGAGACCGCCCAAACCGTGGCGCACGGTGCTCGGTGATATCGGCTTCGGGGTAGCCCTGGCGAATAGCAATTTCAATGAAGTAGGCTCGGCTCTGGCCTCCAACAGCCACCAATCGCTGACGTACCGCCAATCGGCGATCCTCAAACGCAGGGCTCTCTCCCAGGCACGGATCAGGCAAACCCATGACGCGCTCCCAATCAGGCACCAACTCGCTGACGCTCGCTGGGTCCATCTCGTTGATCAGGTCGAACGCCCGCGCATCAATACGCGCCAGCTCCTGGGAGACACCCGAGAGGATTGTTTCAAGCTCAGGCACCAACGATGGATCCCAGGCAGGACCGGCGGGCAACAGCGCCCGCAATTGAGCATGGTATTGCGCAGCGTCTCTCAACCCAGCCATACACAGCCTCCGAACGTCAGTAGCTGATTGGCGGCCGCTGGAACATCAGCAACCGGCGCGCTCAGCTTGTGGTCCGCTTCACCAGTTGAACTGCTGATGGCCTCGGTAATATGGGTCAGCAATAAGGTATCGCCCAGGCCAGCCTCGCGGCTATGCAGGTCGATTAGCTGAGTTTCGACGGCCGCACGCACCGCCCCAGTATCCGGGGTCAAGCGAATCCGATAAGTCACCGGTACCGCAACAGGCGCAAGCAAGTACAGTTCAGCTGTCACCGGCCGCACCTGCTCGATGTACTCCAATACTTCAGCCAACTGACCCGCATCAGGAGTTGGATTCACATCACCGTCGCGCATGACAAACACACCAACCGTACCAGGGCCCATGTAATTGCGACGGCACCAGGCCCGCGTTACACCCGGAAACTCAAGCGCCCAGGTTTCGTAATCATCTTTCGAGCCCCCATGGGGCAAAACTTTGTAGGAGCGAGATACCCTTGCCCGCAAGGACTCAACGCTTTCCTGGGCAATACCGCCAACGAGACCCGGAGCCAATACCGTGAAGGTCATTGCTACACCCTCTACGGGCTGCACCAGGGTCAGTACCAAACCCGGATCAGCATTACCCATCACGCCGGCATCAACGGCCTCAATGGGAATGGTGTTGGTACCCGCCACCGTGTTCTGGCCAACGGTAATCTTGTAGCTGCGCCCGTCTCTCGCCTGCAACACGGTGCCAACATCCAGCACGGCGTTTGCCGCTGCGGTGAAACTGACGCTGCCTCCGGCCGGCTGTGCCGCTTTGCGGGGCTGTTTCAGGCGCAGATCGGCCATGCGTTCCAGAGTTACTTCGTCGGCGCTATCCGGCAGAATCTGGTCAACGATCCAGTCCATGTACCCATACAGCCCATACGCTGTACCACTCACTGCACGGGCCAGGACCTGGGCATCGGAGCGCCGCAGCGCGTCGCCGGCCAGGTCGCTCTGGGCACGGTTGACCAGCACCGGGAGTGAAGGAGTATCAAACGGCATAGATCACCTGCCACAGTTGGCTTGAGTTGATTTGCAGACGGGCGCCACTAGGCACCGTGAGGATCACGCGCAGGTTTAGGCGGTGACTGTCAGCGCGCTCGGTGAGCACCTCGACGTCCAGCACCTGCTGATCATCGAGCAGCCATTGCAGCGCTTCCCGCGCGTAGAATTCGGCATCACGCTGGGTCTCAGCTGTGAGTTTGACTCGCCGCAGGAGCCAAAGACGTGAGCCGATACGGTCGTCGGCAATGGTGGGATAGCTGTCGCCCCACCAGCCAAAGCGCTCATCGTCGTCCACCGGGTCATCGGTCGCGGCACGCCGCCAGGTGAACAGGCTGATCACCACGGCGCGGATCAGTGAAGCCTCCAGGCTGGGCTCGATGATCATCCGCCACCCCCTATCGGAGCCCCTGACTGGTCACTGCCACGCAGCACCCCGCCGTGCGGGTGATTGATCTGGCTGACGCCACCGGCCACCTGATCGCCATCTGAGGTGATCGTGCCGGTCTGGGTGATTGCCGGCGTATCAAAATTCACCGCCGTAGCGGCTTTGAAGTTGATGACGTCCGCCTCGATGTCGATGATGCGCCCGCGCTTGAGATGTATCTTGGCGCCTTCATCGGTGTAGATGGCCACCTCCCCCGGCTCCATTCCCTGTATCCGGTACCGGCGATCCGCCACCACCAGCAGCACCCCGTGGGAGCGGTCACCACCGATGAACGCGGCGATCCCCTCGGCACCCGCCAGCGGGTTGCTGGTGAAACCATAGGGCTCAAAATGTTCTAAGCCGTCCTTGACCTCCCCAGCAGTGAGGCGCATCTGTAGGGCTTGCAGCTTCCTGGCTGAGTCCACCAGCACCACGGTGCCGCGCACCAGCATTCGGTTGAGTAGGCTCATTCGGTGGGCTTCCAATCAGCAGGTAGCAGGTATTCGAAGTTGTCGGCCTTGCCGCCCTTCTTGAGTTTTCTGTCTTTGTGCGGGTCGTGCGGTTCGGGCTCAAACCCATCCGGCGGGCCCACCAGCATGGTGGTGATCGTGCCTTCGGGGCCCAGGGAGTAAGTCACCTCGGCGATCAGCATGTCGCGGTCGAAGCCGATCACCGGATCGACAACACGCACCAGCATGTTGTGACGCCACAATGCACCATTCGATTGCCGCCAACCCTGCACCGTATAGGTGGTGCCCAGCGCTTTGCCCATCCGCTGGCCGCGCTCCCAGTTGGCCCGGCTCTGGGCCAGGGCCGAGGTCATTTGTCCACTTTCGTGGATGATCAACACGCGCTTGCGTGTGGTGCGGGCATCGCTGACCGTTGCTGCAACTTCGGCGGCCTGTTCACCGAATTCGTCGTCGGTACCGCTGCGCTGGCCCAACACCCGGTATTCCGAAAACACCGTAGAAAAGTCCAGTTCCGCATTGGCCTTCAGTACGTTCTTGCCCAGCTCCAGGGCGTCCACTGCCCTGCCCTCACTTCCAGGTTTGGCCAACACCACCATGCCCTTGGCATCGTCGGTGGAGAACACCCGAAACAGGGTCAACAACCGGTCGATGGACTCAAACGCGGTCTCACCCGGCTCGATGGTGTGATCTGAGAGCTTGCCGGTTTCGGCGATCTCGCTGCGCACGGCCAACCCATAGGGCGCCGCCAGGGCCTTGACGATGCTGAGGACGCCTTGATTCTTCCATTGCCCAGGTTTGTTCACGGCCGCGCAGTCCACCAGGTCAGCGGTCAGGGACCGACCGGAGATCGACAGAGTGATTTGTTTATCGTCATAGCTGATCGGCGTGGCGAACACCCAGCCAGTAAGAATCAAATCCCCACCAATACGCACCATGCATTTGGCACCCTGGCGGATGGGGATCGAAACCGCCTGCCCTGGCCAGCGCCAGGTGATCGCCAGATTGAAGTCACGGGCCTGACGCTCCAGGCCCGCCGAGATCGACACCGATTTCCAGCCGCCATAATCCAGGCCGTCAACGGTCAGGCTGACGGCATTCACGGTATCAAGCATGGGTTACTCCTGAGCGATTTTCAGCGGTACCGCCGGCACAAAGCCTGGGTGTTGAATGCGATTGCGCTGGACCACCTCACCGGCGCGCGTAGCGTCACCGAAGCGGCGGTAGGCCAGCACCAGGGCCGGCAAGGTTTCAGCCGGCGTGATATCCACCAGCCGCACGCCCGAGGCCGCTACGGCGGTCAGGTGCTTGACCAGCGCCTGGCGCAGCGTGTTCAGCGCCTGGTAGTGCTCCGGATCGGCTTTGAGGGAGGCGTTCCAGATGGCCTCGCTCAGGGCGTCACGCAGCTCGATCACGTCATCAGCCACCGGCACTTCGGGCCGCTCGACCGGCTGTACCGCCTGGTGGTCAATCGACGGCGTGGACTCCACCGTCACAGGCTGGGTGGCCACAGGCATTTCGCTGATGATCAAGGCCACCTGCACCAGTAGCGCGTCCTGTACCAGATCGGCGACTGCCTGCGCTGCGGCGGCGGTGTCAGTACCGCCGGCCGGCGGGACCGTATTAATACTGGCCACCGCCTCGGCATGCTGAGAAGCCACCGCAACCGAACTGCGGTAACTCGGCGCAGTCACCGTGCCAGCTCCGCTCGTACCCTGCCCGCTGGAGCTGCTGGAGCGACTGACGCCAGTGCGGAACAGACCCGACGTGGAGAAGTCGCTGAAGTAGCTGGAAAACAACGCACTCAACGCCGACGGCGAGTTCACCAGGGACTGGATAAACCCGCTGAGGTTGGTGAACAGTTCCAGGAACGGCGTGAATTGCCGCTGGATGATCGCGTAGACATTCGACAAACCATTGCGCAGGCCGATCATGTTGATCCGTGCCTTGTCCACCAGCGCCATCGCCGCCTTGTAACGGCGCAGCGCCGATTGCAGCAGTGTCTCCGACGACTTGACCACCTGCTGCTGGGTGTTCGCGGTGCCGGTGGGAAATTTACGCGGCTTGCTGGGGTAAAACGTGAGCTCCAACCGCGCCATGCCGCCTTCGGGCCGGCTGTGGGAAAGGTCGCACTCGCCCACATTGACCTGCATCCGGCCCAGCCAGGGGTGAACCAACTCGCCGGGGCCTTCCTTCTCCAGCGCTTCCAGCAGCTTGTCACGGCGCTCAAAGCAGTCGTCGCCGATAACAAAAGCGCTCACCTTGTGAATCTGTGATTGCTTGCCCAGCGATTCAAAAAACGGTTCGTCACGCTGGGGGTATTCGTGCAACTGGCCTTTACGGCCAACCGGGACCGTTGCCTGCTCGATCAGGAATTTGATTCCCCTGAAGGATGCAGGCAACAAGTCGTCGCGCCAGGTCTTTGTCACTGCGTTCCTCCAGAGCCCAGTGTGCGATAGCCCACGCTGGGCTTGACGCTCAGGCCGGGCTGATTGGTTTTCGGTGGATCCACCCGCAACCCGGGCGGTGCGTCAGTGAAGCGGATGTTCATCTCACCGTTCAACTGCGTGCGGTTGTTTTGGGCCGCTTGCTGAGGCAGGCTGCCGGGCGCTGCCAACTGCGCAGGCCGGGCCAGCAATGATCCTGGGGTAGTGGTCGTAAGCAAACTTCCTGGCGCGGCCTGATCCGGGCGCCGCAACAGTTTTTTCGTATCAACGCCAGTTCCAATGTTGTTTAGCGCCTGCCGATTTTGAGCGAGCAGCGGGGCACCGGCCATTACAAAGGCTCCAGTGCCACCTCCGGGCCCGGCATTTCGTTTCCTCTGCGCTTCAGCGAATTCATTTGCCTTCGCCGTAGCTGTCTGGACAAGTCCATCACCGCCTTCGCCACCGCCGAAGAACTTCATCATTGGCTCAATGATTGGGCGCAGCTTCTCCCAAAGGTTCTTGAACCAGGCACTTATCGGCTCCCAGTTTTTTACGATGAACCCCAACGGCGACCAATCAAACATTGTTTTGAGGAAGCCCATCACTGGGGTCGACAACGCCACGACAACACCCCAAAGAGCCTTGAAGAACTCCGTCAGCGGCCCCCAGTTGGCTACGACTAACCCAATCGGCGTATACGAGGCGAAGGTTTTGAATACCTCCCACGCCGCAAGCGTGGGGCCTCGGATTTTGTCCCACATGGCGTTGAAGTAAGGCGCAATTGCGGACCAGTTCGCCACAATAAGACCCGCTGCAAGAGCAATACCGGTGGCTGCAAGCCCGATGGGGTTGGCTTTCATGGCGAACGACAACAACTTGGTCGCCACGATGGTCGAGACTATCCCGAGCCGTAGCGCGGTAAACGCAATACCCGCTGCGGCGACACCACGGACGACATCGGGATTGGCCTCCACCAGCTTCGAAAACTGAACAACCAATGGGCGAACAGCATCAACTACCCCATTAACCGCAGGCAGCAAAGCACTGCCGATAGCCTTCGAAACGTTACTGGCTGCGTTGCGCAGCCGCCCCAGATTGAATTCTGTGGTAGCTGCACGGGCCGCATACTCTTTATCCATTGAGCCCGCATACAGGGATGCATCACCTACCTTGTTCAAGTTGCCCTTGAGCAAGTCGAGGTTGGTGAGCAGCGAGGCAATGGAGGTGACCGACTCAGAGCCGAACAACTGCGTTAACAACCCTACCCGCGATGCTGCATCGATCTTGCCGATCCGTTCAAGGATGTTCAGGATCGTGCCCTGCGCATCCGTCTGCATCGATTTGGCGACTTGCTTGGAGTCCAAACGAATCGACTTGAACGCTTGCGATTGCGCCTTGGTGGCCGAAGCTCCTTTCGTCATCGACAACATAAAGTTCTTGATGCCGGTGGCCGCCACTTCCTGCTCCACACCCACACCGGCCATCGTCGCACCCAGGGCCGCGATCTGTCCCGAGGCCAAGCCGGCCACTTCGCCGAGTGGACCGATCCGGGTGACGATATCGGAGATTTTTTTGGTGTTTGCCGGGCCGGTGTTTCCCAGGTAGTTGATGCGATCGGCAAGGCCGATCACATCGCCCTGAGTCATTTTGAATGACGTCCGCCATGTGGCCATCATGTCGCCGCTTTGATCAGCGGTCTGGTCAAAAGCAATGCCCATTTTGACCGCCGCTTCAGCGAACCCCAGTAACTCGGCTTGCGCAAACCCTGCCTGGCCACCGGCGGCGACAATCTTGGCGATATCACCCGCCGCCATGGGCAGGACTTCGGACATGCGGGTGATGTCCTCACCCATCTGCTTAAATTGCTCTGGGGTATTGAAGTCAACGACCTTGTTGACGTTGGCCATCTCAGACTCAAAGGCAACCGCCGATTTGATACCGACCGCGAATGGGGCGGCCATTGCACCGCCGGTCACCAGATCCTTGATACCGATTTTTCCCAAACCGGTTTTTTCGAGGTTTTTCCTGAACGAACCAACATTCTTCTGGATACCGGCTAATTTTGGCGACAACTTGTCGACGCCAGTGATTAACGCCTTGAGCTGAAATTTATCTGCCATCACTGAGCCTGCTGGATTTTGTTAATTCGCTGTGCTTGCTCCAGCGATTCGACGATGAGGTCCAGCGGCCTGGACATCATCTGTTCGGGATCGACCTTCCAAAACCAGGCCAGGTCGTATCTAAGGGCTATCAAGTCGTCGGCGCTGGTTACGCCGATGGCATGAAAAAACTAAACACCGTCCAAGCCAGCTGGTTGAGATCCGGAAGACTCAGCTGATTGACCGACGACGGTGGAATGCCTGCGCATACGGCGATGTACTTAGCGGCGACCTCCATGTCCAGGCAGACGTCTTCGTTCTTATCGAGCTTGTATGGCATGGCCTTGATCGCCCGCACTTCCTGCACGGTGGGCCGGCGCAGAGTCAGCTCAGTCAACTGTTCGCCGTGAGCCTCAATCGGTACGTCCAGCTTGATTGGTTCACTCATTGCCATGTCCCCTTGATTCCATCGAATTGCAGCTCAATGCTGCCGTCGTCGCCCTTGGAGCTGGGCTCGTCTACCAGATAGGCACCGGCCAGCACGTAGACCTTGCCGTTCTTGAACTCAACGGTCACCGTCATATCCGTGCCATTGACCAGCTTCTTGATGTCCAGGTCCGACGTGTGCACCGCCGTGAACTTGACCCAAGGCGCCACGTCTTCTTCCTTGTAGTATCCAGGCACCACCGTCTCACGCTTTACCTCCATCAGCGGGGCCTCGGCGCCACCGTTGATAGTCAACTGGGAGCCGTCTACTTTGACGTAGGCGGTACCCGCTACTTTTTGTCCCATGGTTTATCTCCGCGCATAAAAATGCCCGCACTGGGCGGGCCTGGTGTTCAGGGGTAACGTTACGCCGCAGCGTCGTACTGCAGGCGGAACTGGTTGAGCAGCGCGAAGACACGCAAGCCGTTGATATAGTCCGGCGGAAACAGCACGTTGACCCGGCTAGGGTCGTTGCCATCACGCTCGACAATCAGGTGCTGGGCGAACAACTCGGAATTCTCCACATGCCCTTCCAGCTCCAACTTGGCGTACTGGGCAATCAGTTCGCCACGGATAGTGCTCGGCGTCACGATGGGCGCCCCAGCACCGAAGCGGGTACCGTCGTTCGCCAGTTTGTGGCGGCCGTACTTGCTGGTGATCACACCTTGGAGCCGGCGAATGATGAACGCCGACTGATGCATCGTCTCGCTGTCCAGATAGGAGTTGTCCGGCTGCCCATAGGCGTTCTTCTGGTAGGTGGTGATCGACCGCTGGATGCGAACGTAACCGCCCTCAAAGTACGCCGTTGCCATACCGTAACTGAGCAACGATTGGCGCTCGGTCAACGTGAAACGCTCACTGGCCGGTGCAGGATCCAGGCCCGGCATACTGCCGCTCTGGGTCGGGCGACTAGGATCGGCCGAGATAAAAACCGCCGTACGCGCAGCCAACGATGCAGCCTGTACCCAGAACGGTTGCGGCACACCCGCCTCCATGGCCTGGATGGTCATGTGCTGGTCATTGCGCACCTGGCCCGCCGCCACCAGCGTACCGAGGGTGCCACGTTTGGCATTGTAGACGTGGCCGAACAACTGCTTGGCCCAGCTCCAGCGGCCCACGCTGTCGTCCATCGCTGCCTTCCAGGCGTTGAGGCTGGTGGTGTCGGACCAGGGCATGCAGATGAACTCGAAAGGTTCGTCGCCCATGGCAGCAAGCGCCGCTAGCTGATCGGGGGCCCCCGCACCAGTGGCCATAGGGGTAACTACTGCAGTCAGGCCGGCGGGCACAGCTTCACCATTGGTTTTGCCGAGACGATTTAGCTGCAAGCTGATGTCATTGCCGCTCTCGCCCTTCCATTTACAGGTCAGGGTGACAACCGCCTCGACCGCCGCAGCGGTGACAGGCAAATCTGGGGCCGCGTTGATTCGCACAGCCAACGCAGCCGCCGCCTGCGTGGCGGTTGCGGCACTGGTAATCGTTGTCTGGACCCGAACGCCCGCGACATACAGGGTCAGCAAACCTGCCTCCGTGGCAGCGCCGGTCAGTGTAACGGTGGCCTTGGCTGCTGAGCCTTCGGCACCCTGCAACGGTAAACACCAGACCTCACCCACAGGATCGACCTTGCGCCAGGCCTCGTACATCGCCGCCAGCATCGAACCTTGACCGCCAATGGTCTTGGCCAGGGCCAGACTGGGCACCAACACCAGGGAACCAATGTCGGCACTGTCGGCCCCTTCATTGACCTGACCGACAATCAGCCGGCGCATGGTCGACGACGCACTGTTGGCCGCCGAGTTGTCCATCTCCGCATAAAACAGCGGCACGCGCAGATCTGCCGGGATATTGCTGAATCCGATGGACATTATTTTGCCCCCTCTTGTTTCGCCGCTTTCGCGGCCTTGGTTGTCACGTCGCCATCCGCCAAACGGCGGCGCCACCAGGCGTTGTCTGGAACTTCCCGTCCCGCAGCCGGCAACAGGTCGCCCGCCTCAGGATCAGGTACGGCCCGGCCAGCGGCCGGCACCACGGTAATGCGCTTGCTCATGGTGTTACATCTCCTGAGAATTTCGCTTCGATACGCCCATCCGGGCCGGGGGATTGCAAGTTGGGGTCTGCTGGGTCGATGCAGTCCATGTTGATGGTCATTCCGGTGAACGGCGGTAAACCGTCAAGCTCGTACTCGTGCCAGGTCTCGGCGGGCTGATCGGAGCTGTTGCGCCCCAACTGGAAGTCCGAGGCGAAGGTGAAGCGGTAAATGGTGCGATTGCGGTTGATCGAGATCAGTTCGCCGCCTTCGTACTCGATCAGGTCGTATTCAGGCCCGGGTTTCCAGCCGATCAACGCCCGCCACAACTCGGCACGGAACACATGCACCAGGTCCGCAGCTTCCTGGCCGCGCTCATCCTGAGTGTCGAGGACCAGCACTACATCGAACTTGTCGCTGATGTCCTGCCGTACACCCGTTTGGATATCGTTGTTCCCGGCCTTGTCTCCGATTGGAATCACATAAGCCGAAGGCCGACTCAGTTTTGCACTCGCAGCAACGGCCTCAAAATCAATCCCGCCCGCCACGCGCTGGGCGAAGCTGGGGCAGTACTCGCGCAAGTGCGCAACTATCGGGGTGACCTTCATCGGCAAAATCCAAGAATAAAAAAACTCGCCAAGGCGAGTTTTTGAGAGGGTAAGAACCTTCTATCCAAGCGCATCAGCAAATGCCCTGGACAGAATCGCCCGCACATCCGAGCCAGCGTCCTGCAGCGCATCGCTCATGTAATTCGCCCGGGGTTCAATCCGCCATCCGTTGGCCTTGCGAGCCACCGAATGCTTGGCCCGCTCCCCGCGCGCGCGGCGATTGCTTTTGCCGCGCCCCGCGCCGGCAGCTAATGGTTTCAGGGCATTGCCATGCCTGACCCCGTAATGCAGATAGGCCGGGTAAAACTCCTTACCCATAGCGGAGGTCAAGTACGGCGCGACCTTCACCAGAAAGCCCGAACGGGAAAGCTTGAAGTTGATGGAGTCCTGTAGCGCTCCACTTCGATTGACCGGGTAACTGTCCTGCCCACGGGCCAGACCAACGTTCATCTGGGCTTTCTGCCGTACCAGCTTGCCGACCTTGCGCATGGCGGCACGGATCTTCTTCTTGTCGAAGGCGTCGCGTTCGAACTTCTCGAACCCTTCGATATGAATGTATCCGTCCACTCCCACTGAGTTAGCCATAGATGCTGTCTCCCGCCAGGGATTCACCCTGTTCCTCAACTTCCAACATGGTGAAGCGGTGGGTGCCATTCATGTCAGCGCTGCGTTTGACCCGGTAGATGTTGCTTCCATGCACCACTTCATGGGCATCGCTGACCCCCTTCAGAAACCGCAAGGTGATGCGGTGAGTGAGCTTGTTTTCGGTCTGGACACCCTCTGCATACACCGCCGTGCCAACCGGCTCGATCTTGGCCCAGCGCACCTTGCGCTCGGAGAACACAGAGTCGAGCCCCATATCAGCCGCCGGCAGATCTGCACGGCGCCGCACCCTCACCCGCCGGTTCAGTTCGCCGGCACCCGGTTCACGAATCGCCATGTCAGATCCTCGGAGGAACGGTGATGCCATCCACTAGCGTCAGCAGATAACGTTCCGGCAACTCATGGAGCGTCTGCCCAATGGACAACAACTCACGGTGCCGATAAGCCCAGGCAGCCGCTAACAACAGGTAATGACGTACCGAGGGGTGCTGGTCGATATTGATGCCTGCAAGGTAGGTGACCATCATCCCTTGGGGGCTACTACCCGCCACATCGCGCCACGGCTGACCTTGCTGGGTGTAGAGCAGCGATTCCTTGCCGATGTTGACCAGGTAGCAGAGCGCAGCATCCAGTGCCGGAGCCCCAGGTGTAACGCCCAGGACGATGCGTTCCAGCTCATAAGCCTGGCCCGTGGTGATTGCAAACACGTTGCTGGCCGGAATCACCGGCAAGTGATCGCGGTACCGCCCCTTGCGGATCGCCGCCCCCGTGGTCCGCTCGACCAGCCCGCGTGCCGCCGGGATGATGATTCGCTCGATCAGATCGCGCTCGGCCGTGTCCTCATCATCAGGGTCGAGGTGGCACTGGATCACCACATCCTCGTAGGTCAGGGGCTCGGGGCCCGTATGGGCGAGCAGCAGAGACATGGCTAGGGTTTCTCTTCTTCAGGCTCATCCTGCTGCACTTCATCCGCAGGCGGCGGATTTTCTTCATCTTCGGGCAGATCAGTATCGCCTGCAGGAGGGTTTTCGGGATCCACCACTGTAGACTTGGCCACCTCGGGGGCTTTGGTCTGTTTCTTTGTTTTTGCAGCCGGTGGCTTCGATGCAGGAGCGACGGGCCTGGTCTTTTTCGCATTGACCTGCGCATCGGCGTCGTACTCGACCGCGTATCCGCCCTCGATCAACGATTCGGCTGTTGCCTCGTCAAAACCAGCGGTTTCGCCAGCGGCGTAAGCCCGCCAGTTTTTCGTGAACAGGACAATTATCAGAGCAACGATTGCTTTGGTCATGGGGAGTAAACCTCTAAACAACAATGAAGGATTGGCCCGGTTCCCCAGGCCAAGGTGTGTTAGAGCGTGGCGCCCCACTTAACGCCGGTCATCACCGCCACCGACTCGACGTGACGCGGCCCGAAGTCATGCTTGGCGATAACACGCACCAGCGTTTGGTCGCGCTGGAACGCGCTGACCATGTTGCCGCTGGAGTCCTTGTAGGTGGCTTCCTTGCTGAAATCGATGACCATGGCGTCGTCTTCGCCGATGAAGCAATCGCCGAAGTCCGCAAAGTGGATCTCCGACTCATCGCCATCAGTACCCAGGTTGATAGGCACCTGAGTGGTGGTACCGACCGGAAAGCTCTTGAGCATGTTCAGGTCCAGTTCGGGATACGCCTTGGCGCCGTTACCGTCGCGCAGTGCAGCCAACCAGCGCTTGGTGCGTGGGGCCATGATGAAACCCGGGGCGATCATGTTGGAGTTGGCATTCTCCAAGCGCAGGATCAGCGCCGACAATGCGAACTCGACCGCCGCCAACGTCATCTCGGCCGGCGCCGCAAACACGTTGAACGCCGGGGCCCAGAAGCGCAGGCCCTTAGGCAGGTTGCCGGTGCCCGCACCGCGAATGAACGACAAGTCCTCGGCAGTGGCAACAGAGCTGGTCAAGTCGTTGACCACCATGCGGTCTACGTTCGGGTTGACCCCGGAGTAACTGAGCAGGTCATTGCTGATCGGCACCAGGGCAGCGAGTTTTTTCGACGACAGTTTCAAATCGTCGAACTGCATACCGGTGGTCAGCATGTCATCGTCGCTGCCAATGTAGCCCACCACCGCCCCGCCTTTGATGCGCGGAATGGTCAGGTTGCCGTTGTGCAGGGGCAGCGACACAGCGCCGAGGTTGCGCACCACCGATTTGGGTCGCAACAGCTCGATAACTTCCGAGGAAAAGCCCTGGGGCACCAGCACACCACCGGCACCCGGAGTGACGGTGCTGAGAGCCATGGCAATTTCCGGGTTCATGCCGGCATCGTGGGCCATCTTGGCGGCCGCATGCTGGTCGCCACGGGTGGCTGCCAGTACGCGAACCATCTGCGCCATGTTAGCGCCGAGCACCGGCTTGGCGGCATGTGGGCCGCTGATATGGGTTTTGGGTGGGCCGGTAATACCCTGGGCACTGACATCAACCTCTACTGCCGCGCTGGCCGCCGCACGCTCGGCGGATTCGGCCCGGGCGATCTTGTCACCGAGGCTGTTGAAGTCAGCACTGAGCTGAGTGAATTGGCCGAGCTGCTCGGCGGTGAGAGAGCCGCCACCGGCCTCGATCTGGGCCAGGGCCTGGATCTGTCCATTGAGCTGGGCGCGTTCGCTACGCAGTTGGGTTACTAAGGACATGCTGCCTCCTGGGCATTAAAAAACCGCCACTTGGGCGGTCGGTATCACTGCCGCGAACGCGGTCAGAGTGTGTCGGTGTTAGAGCTGCGCCTGGATGTTCATGGCGGCGGCCTGGACGCTGATGCGTTGGCGGGCCTGAACGCTGCTCTGGCGTTGGCTGCGGCTGGCCGCGACGGCGCGGGACAGGTTGTCAACGGTGAGCTGCGGTGTTTGCAGGCGATCCGCAAGACCAGCAGCGAGCGCGGCCGGACCTCGGTAGCAGGCGGCTTCGGTGGCGATGATGTCGGCCACATCGCGGTTGCGGTACTCCGCAACATGGCTGGTAAAGAGCTGATAACTCTCCTGCACCAACGTGTTGAGCACCTGCAGCGACTGATCAGTGAGCGGCTCATCGGGGCTCATGTCATTCTTGTGAGCCCCTGCATACACAGTGGTCACTTTCACACCCGCCCCTTCCAGCATGCGGGAGCGGTCCATGTGACTGGCGATCACGCCAATGGAACCCACACCCGATGTCAGGCTAACCACCACTTCCGTGCAGGCCGCCGCCAAAAGATAGCCGCCGGAGTAAGCCATGAAGTTGACCAGGCCGGTGATGGGTTTGATCTGAGTGGCAGCACGGATATCGGCGGCCAACTCAAAGGCCCCGACTGCGCTGCCGCCCGGGCTGTCGATATCGAGCACGATATGCTCGACCATTGGATCGGCCACCGCCGTGTTGATCATTCGCCGCAGATCTTCGTAGCTGGTCATGGTTTCACAAGCAGCCAGGTGGCTGCCGCGACTGACCAGTACGCCAGAGACGGGGATCACTTCGACACCGGTTTGCCCAATGGCCGCCCGGCGTTGCTCTTCCCGCTCAATCACTCGGCGCTCGTAGTCATCATCGTCATAGAACAGCTTGGGTTCGGCAGACATGCCGGACAGTGCGCCCATATCCAGATTGACGATGTTCAGGCTCATGGTGTTGTTGGCCCAGCGCATACCCAAGTCGAGCATGTCCGGGGTGACTAACAGCGGCTGGTTGAACAGCAGGCTGGCAGCCCTGAGGTGTCGTTTCATGCGGCAAGCATCCTCACGATGTCGTCGCGCTGCTGCTCCAGCTGGGCGCGGACGTTGGGGTTGTGCATATTGGGCAGCTCATTGGCGACGTCGGTCATGTTCAGCGGCTGCAGGTAAATATCGCCATTGGCCACCGGCGGCATGTTTTCCAGCCGGCGGATGTCGTTGATTGACAGCCAGCCCCACTGACGGCCAACGGCGTAGGAGTCGTAGCGGCTCTTCTGGTCGCCGCGCAGCAACCCTGAAAGGTTGAACTCGATGAAGTATTGGCGGCGCTCCCCTGGCAGCAGGAAGTCCCGCATCATTGCTTCTTCGTGGCGCTTGACCCAGGGCATCAGGGCGAAGATCACGTATTGGATCAGCAGCTGTTCCAGGCTGTTGTAGCTAGCCTTTTCCAGGTCGTTAATCATGTGCGGCGGGATCTTGTAGATCCTGGCCAGGTCGGTGCCGGTAATCTTGAGAATGCCCAGTAGCTCGGCATCGACGTTGCTCATCGACAGCGGTTTGAAGGTCATACCCTCTTGGAGCATCGCGACCTTTTTCGCATTGTCGACGCCGGAGAACTTCTCGCCCCACTGGTCAACGATGCGCTGGATGCTGCTTTCGTCCTTGATCGCCACCGACTCTTTCGGGCGCTCAATCACGCCGCTGACCGCCGTACCGTTGGCAAACGACTTGCTCGCGTAATGCCGGACAGCCTGTGCCAGGCCTACCGCATCGGCGTGTAACTCAAGGGGCGACATGCCGGTGTAATGGTTTTTTGTGTGCCAGCGCACGTGATGCACCAGGCGCATGGGCAACGGGTCATGGCCGCCCACCCGGTAATACGGCAGCAAGTCCGGGCCCTTGAGCACCGTCACCTTGTCGTTGTGCATCGGGTACAGCGCCTTCACCGACCCATCGTCGTGACGCTCAATGAAGCTGTAGGCGTTCCCACGCAGGGCGCATGCGAGCTGACTGCACTCGCGGTACTCATAGGGCGTCTGCCAGGGATTCGGCTGGTACCGCAACACGTCATACAGCGGGTGATCCGACGCTGACTCGCGCTTGCCATCGCCCAGGCGGCGATACATCTCAAGAGGCAGTTGGGCCACGCTCTCGGCCAGCAGCGTGACGCAGTTTTGCAGGACCGTGATAGCCAAGGCGCTGTCCGGCGTGACCTTGACCCCGGCGGCCGACCTGCTCCGACCGATCATGCTGCTCCACAGGCCGGTACCGTCATTGGTCACCAGACCTTGGTCAGCGCCACGCAGGTTGCTGAAGAACATGATCAGCCACCTCCTGGCGAGGGTTTACGGCTCATGGAGGCGGCTGCTCTATCAGCGATGTACGCCCAGCCCAACAAGCCAATGCCTGCAACGATGAACGCGGCAGGAACATGGATCAGCGCGATCCCGGCGATCAACAGGCCAAAGCCCAGCAAGCCGGCGAGCCAAGAGGCCCAGGTGATAAGTTTCAAATGCCAACCCCTTGGTCGTAGATGGATTTGCCGCTGTCGGTGGACGACACCGAGTTGCTGATGCCCACCGACATGACGGCGCCGACGATGCCGTCGATTCGGCCAATGGCTTTGGCCTTGTCGACCTTGCGGTTGTTGGCCGGGTCAGCGGTGACCACGGCGTTACCGGCGCACCAGGTCATCACCGGGTTACCGTCGTGACGTAGGGTCTCGACCGTGCTTTCAGCGATGATCTCCGCATCCTCAACATCAGGATCGATGGTGGTGGCTTTCGTCTGGGCCAGGCCCAGCAGACGTCGCTCGAACTCATCCACGGCCGGGCCCATGTCCTTGTATCCCTGACCGAAGGGCGCCATTTCCGGCAACGCGATGTCGTGTTCATCCATCAGCTGTTTCAAGTCCTCGATGCGCCAGCGGTCATAGGCGATCTTGCGCACACCGAAGTACTCGCAGATGGTTACCAGGCGGCGTAGCACAAACAGCTTGCTGATGGCCCGACCGGGTGTCGTTTCCAGATCCCGCGACTTGATCCAGGCCTTGTACGGCACCTTGTCGCGCTTCTCACGCTCATCCAACTCAAAGTCTGGGATCCAGAAATACGGCAGCAACCGCCAGTGCGGATCCTCATACGTCGGGTAGAACAGGATGACGAACGCAGTCAGGTCCGTGGTGCTGGCAAGGTCAAGGCCGGCAACGCAAGTGCGGTTGCGCAGCATGGACATCGGCACCCGCTCCTGGGCCTGGCTCCAGACATCCCACGAGATCCAAGCCGTGGTGGCCTGGGTCCATTCGCAGAAGTTGAGCCGCCGGACCACCGCCTCTTTCGACGGCATACCACGGGCTTCGGCGACCTGCTCGCGCAAGTACTTGCGACCGGGGATGCCATCGGCCTGTCCTTCCAGCTTGAAATCCAGGCTCGGGTTGACCTTGGCCCAGCAGTCTTCGCTCAGAAACGGGTCATCACCCTTGTCCAAGCTGCAGATGAAGGCGAAGAAGCTGTGGTTTTCTTCTTTGCCGGCGCAGATCCGCGAGCCCAGCTCATGGTGCTCCCAGCAAACACTGTTCTTGTCCGAGCCGCTGTTGGTGATCATCACGATCAGCGCTTGCTTCCGGTGTTTGGTACCAGCGCGCATCATGTTCACGACAGTGGAGGTTTTGTGTTCGTGAATCTCATCGAGCAGCGCCATGTGTGGACGCGGGCCGGACTGGCCGTCGTCGGCGCTGATCGGCTTGAAGAACGACCGAGTGTTCGGGTAGTACAGGTTCCACACCTTGTCGCCGGTACCAGACTGGTGCAGGCGTGAGCCAAGGTGTTTGGACAGATCGACCATGGCCACTGCATCGCGGAACAGGACCATGGCCTGATCCTTTTTCGTGGCGGCGGCGTAAACCTCGGCGCGAGCTTCGCCGTCCGCGACTAGGCCGTACAGGCCGATGCCAGCCGCCAAGGGTGATTTGCCGCTGCCCTTCCCCGTTTCAATGTACGCAATACGGAACCGGCGAAAGCCGTCTTCGGTTTTCCAACCGAACAGGCTGCCCACAACGAAGGCTTGCCACGGCGCGAGGATGAAATTCAGCCCCTCATAATCGCCACCGTTGAGGAACAGCACGTCTTCAAAAAAGCCGATGGCGCGGTTGGCCGCCTCCAGATCCCAATACAGGCCACGCTTGGTGCCGGTGCGCAGGTCACGCAGGTGTCGCCGGGCGGCGTTGCGTACATCCGGCCCCGCGACAATCTGCTTGGCCTTGACCGCACGGGCGAACGCGGTAACGCGGTCATCCTCAGGAGAAGTACTTGTTGGCGGCGTCTCGTTGTTCATTAGGGAAGAGGTCACCTTGTGGAGGCGCCACCTTCAGGTTGCGTCTCGCCATAGGCGAGAACCCGAACATTGCACCCGCAGCGTTTGCACGTTTCTCGGCATCATTCGCCAACTGGCGCCAGACGGAGATTTGCGTGGCGCCGGTTTTGAATACCTGGATGTCACCTTTGTCGGCGGCACCCTCCTGGCTTGCATTGGCATCAGCGATACGGCGGCGGAATCGCTTCCAGTCCGCGACCGCTTCGCAGTAAGTGGCCAGCGCCATCATGTCCAGCTTGGAGATCAGCCCCAGCAGGATCAGGTCAGGAACCAGGCGTTCCCATTCCGCAACGGCGTCGTCGGTCAAACAGTCAGGCATCGGCGGGGCCTGAACCGGAACAGACGGAGAGGTAAGGTCATCCATCAACGCACCGAAGGCCTTTTTGCCTTTGTTACCGTCCAGCAAATGCAACACAGCTGGCTTTGCTGGCCTCCCTGAGTTTCCGTTTCCAGCCATATAAACCTCCTGTTGATCCGTTATTTACCCCCATCTACTGATACCCCCCCTTCCCATTTTTCGCGGCTTTGCACAGAGAGAGGGGCGATCGGTCTAGAGTGTTTTTGCAAAAAACTTTTCCGCCCCCCCTACCTGATGGGACGCCAAAAAATGCGCGTTTCTGGTGCGAAATCAGCGATTCCAGTGATGCCCTGGATCCAGCGGTTTGCCGCCCTGGTCGCACCCGATCTCACGGCCCGACTTCTCAAGGCGCTGCTTGTACGAGTTGTGGCAAGGCCCGCAGAGCGACTGCCAGTTGGACCGATCCCAGAACAGCGTCATGTCACCACGGTGCGGGATGATGTGGTCGACGATGCAGGCCGGCTCTACGATCCCTTGACGCTGGCAGCGAGCGCACAGCGGATGCTTGCGTAGGAAGCCTTCGCGGGCTTGTTGCCAGCGGTAGTTGTAGGGGCTGGAAGGCTTGGCCTGGCCGCTCACTGCCCAGATTCACCCTTAGGGGTTGCTACCTCGCAAACACCCAGACGCTTGGCGGCCCAGCGCTCGTAAAGGCCAATCGCGACGTCTGCGCCGGCCATCGCCGTGAGACACCCGATGCTACCCGCCGCCAGGACCGACATACCCGATGCATGCAGCAACATCATGGTGGAAAGCCCGCAGACCACGCAGGCACCAGATCGGAGCAACAAGCGGCGAACCAACGACCAGCCGCTCACCCCTGCCTTGTCGGCCCGCCATGCCTCGCCCGAGATCCCGCCGACCAAGGACAGTACGATCACCATCCAGATCGGCATATCAATTAGCGCCTGCTGCTCGTTCGTCATCGCCCTACCCCATAAACGCAAAAACCCGGCGCAATGGCCGGGTTTAGTGTGGTGGTGAGTGCCGCTGCTTGCGGTCGCACCTATCGAAGATGGGTACTTTTTACAGGTCGATTCCGGTGGCAGCAAGCAAGTTTTAATGCCATGGCGCAATACGGGTGCAATACAGGTATGACGCAGGTGCAACGTAGGGACAACGCGTTCAATCGGCTATCGCTTCTGGTGCCCTGTCTTACCTGTCCTACTATTCTGGATCGAAGTAGGACAGCTACAGGTGCCTAAAAACGGGCCTCTGCCCTACTGTCCTACCTTATTTACTCTTTCCTTGCGTATAGAGAGAAATTTAAAAGCACGCATGCGCGCCGCGGGCGCGAATACGTGCCCGCTACGCTCATGTGTGCGTGGGGTGGGTAAAAGGTTGGACAGTAGGACAGGCCAGTAACGGCGTGGCCTGCATCTGTCCAACCGCACTGAATGGCAGTCGGACAAGGCCGGACAGTAGGACAGCAACACGCGCAGTGGGGCCAAAGCTCATGCCACGTTCCCCAACAACATGCCTGCGATGTACAGGTGCGCTTCGTGGAGGCGCTGGTAGTAGGTATCGCGACTGCAACCACAGTGGGTGTACTTCTGTGACAGGAAGCTCTCGTGGTTGCAGTAGTGCTCCCACACCACCACCGATAGCTGCGCTGGCAGGTGTTTGTTGACGATCAGCTCAATGTCAGCCGACTCATCCAACAAGATCCGACTACCACGCGTGCCGCGTATCAGCTCGCCCTTACACTCCATCAGCATGGCGATCATGTTGCCGCCACTCGGCCCGCCAGAGTCTTCCGGCACAGGCGAATGCAGATCCTGCGCCCAGAGCTTGAGCATCTCGTCGATTCGCTTAATCAAAACAAGGCTCCTCCTCCACCGTCTGCTGCAATGCAGACCCACGTCCCCAGGTCGGCGGCTTCTGATAAGCCCACTGCCGCACACCGCTTTTTGCCAATGCCGGCATACGCTTCTTCCGCCAGCCTAAGCGATGCATGATTGCCCCGACCCGCATCTGTTCGGGTTTACCCCAATGGCCGAAGTCCTGCTTTAGCGCTTGAGTCAGGATCTCGTTGCCGGTGGCGGTTTCGCCGATCTGCGACTCCTCCATCCAAGTCAGGATCGGCCCTTCCCACTCATCCACCACAAAACGTTCGTCCTGGGCCTCGCTGAACATCTTGGCTTCGTCCTTGGTGACCCACCAGATATCACCCGCTTCGTAGCAAAACAGCGCCTCGGCCCATAGCTGGTCACGGATCTCGCGCAGTTTTTCCAGATCAACCTTGTTGCAGTACACCGGCCAGTAACGGCGGTTGCCGGTGGCGTCCTTGAGGTATTCCTCCTGGTTGGTGGTGCCCACGAACACACACTGGCGTGGCACATCGTTTGTTCTGCGGCCGTAGCTTTCACGGTAGGTATCAATGGAGGCCGAGAAGAACTGCTTGGCCTTGGTACTCTCGGCCTTGTTGAAGCTATCCAACTCCCCCAGTTCGACGATCCACTTGCCGCGAATCGACTGGAAGCTGTCCTTGTCTCCAAGGGCAAATGGCGTGTCCATAAACCAGTCGCCACCGAGGATGCCCATGGCGGTGGACTTACCCTCGCCCTGCCCGCCTTCGAGGATCATTACCGAGTCGGCCTTGCAGCCAGGACGCATCACCCGTGCGACCGCCGAGATCGGCCAGCGCTTACCGACCTTGGCCGAGTATTCCGTGGCCTGAACACCCAGCACATCAGTCAGCCAGGTTTCCAGGCGCGGGACGCGATCCCATTCCAGCTTGCGCAGGTACTCGCGCACCGGGTGGAAGGAGTGGTCATGGGCAACGACACTCACCGCCTCGATCACATGGGATGCTTTGACCCGCAGGTTGTACTGCTGCGCGAGCCACTTCATCACCCGCATGTCATCGATATCCGCCCAATCGCCGGGACCGCCACCGTAGGGCGCAGACCGGAGCTTGACGATCTTGGAGCTGAACACGCTGTAACCAATGACGCCGGCCCAGCGCTCGTCATTGCCCAGGATCAGCTCCACGTTCTGCATATGCGCAATCAGCGCGCCATTCTCACTACGAGCGAGCTGATCTTTCCAACCACCCGCCGCCGGAGGCTTGACCACCGCCAACACCTGCCGGCGGACGGCCTCCAATCCCTCGGCAACATGCAGGTCGTTGAAGTCGGTCCACTTAATCTCTCGCTCGCCAGAAAATATCGGAGCAACCACCTGGCCACCGACAATCAGTGCAGCGTTGCTGGCTTTCTCTTCGCCGGGGTTCCAGGGATCGCCGTTGGGACGTATGGTTTTCCAGTCATCGTCACGGCAGATAATCAGCGGGCAGCCAGGGAAGCGCTCGCGCATGGCCTTGGAGACCGCGAGCAAATTGCCCGCGTCGAAAGCAATAGCCACCGGCATAGACGTCGCCATGTGCAGGCTGGCGCCCGTCGCATAGCCTTCACAGATCAGCACCGGCTCGCCAGGGTCAGGGTGCGGGCCGATCAGGTGGAAAGCACCTTCCTTAGACATCCCATAGGGCCAGTAGGCTTTGTCGCGTCCGGTGTCTTCCTGCTTGCAGGGGTAGATGATCTGCAGGCCGACAATCTGGTCACGGACGTTGCACATGGGGACCAGCACCGCGCCTGTACGCGGCGCATAACGAACCTTGAAGCCGACGATCTGCTTGCGATCTAGATAGTCGCTCTTGCCCTTCTCTGGCATGCGCATGAATAAACCGGCAGCACGACTCGCCGCCCGACGTGAGGCGTTGGCCGCAATTTCAGCAGCCTTGCGCTTGGCGTCCTCCTGTCGAGCGCGCATAACTTCACGCTCTTCAGAACTCATGCGCCCAGCCTTCACCTTGATTTTTTGGGTCTCGCCGGAACGCCAATCACCGAAGCTGCCGAAGATCAGCATCTCGTTTTTCTCGGTGTGGTGTTCATGGACCACGTACCAGCCGTTCTTTTCCTTGCCCTTGTCCTGGGAAGTTTTGCAGCGGGTCAGTTTGCCGAACAGCAGTGGCTGGTCAGGCTCAAGACCATAATCCGAAAATTGACGGAGTACCTCATCGAGCATGGCGAGCCCTCCTTGCTTCGTCGATGCTTTGGCAATCAACGCACTGAGTGCAGCCTGGGATAGCAGCACGGCGCGCCAATGGGATAGCCTCCTCGCATTCCTCGCAGAACATGAACGAATGCACGGCCGTGGCGGTTTTACTTGCACTACGTGCAGCAAGGGCTCGATCCAAGCGCTCTTGCACCAGGTCATTGGCAAAATCGGCGATATCAGCCATGGTCAGCCCCCCGCGTAATTTGGTTCACGTACGCGGCACGGTTGACCATACCCAGCAGCCCCTGAATACCGCGAAACACCTGCAGGCGAATTTCAGCCAGTTCGGAATCACTGACGACCCCATCACCAATACTCTTGGCCCAGGTATCGGCCAAATCCGCCACCTGCCGGAAATAGCCGGCAATACCTGTGGTCAGGGTCTCCGGCATATCGCTGGTGTACGCCTCGGCCAGCTCCTGCCAGGTCGTGTCGCCGACAAGGGCATGCACCGCATCAAGAATGCGCCGGTCCTTGGTCAATTCCAGGATCTCGCCGAACTCCTGAACGTTGACCGTATGGCTGGGATGGGTGGGAGATAACTTGTGTTGCAAAGTGGTGGGGTTACGGCCGGTGGTGGCGGCGATTGCAGCCGCACCGCCCGGATAGTCCCGTGCGGCGTGGTACAGCGCCAATTCGAGCGTCAGGATTTCCCTGTGTGCTCGATCAACGCAACTCAGAGCAATTCGGCTCATGGCATTAATCCTAATAAGTTGCCAGTGCCTCGCGGCGTGCAGTGGTGATACATTTGCCGCGTGGCTTGAAAGGGCCCAAACGCCGGCCAGATCTAGGGATCGAAACCGGCACCGTGCCGAGGCGAGCAATCCGTTGCTCACCTCTGGCGCAACAGCTGCCTAATCTGTGGTGGAAAAGGCAGCAACCCAAGGCATCCGTGCCTTGAAAGCGCGGTAAAGGGAGGTGGTTTAGCATGTGGTGTGCCCGCCTACCTTTATCGCGACCCGACAGCACTGTGGTGGTGTGTGCCGGGAGGAACTGGGCGGCCCTTGGGTCGCCTTTTTTCTTGCTCAGCAGCCTCACTTTCACGCGAGGTTTCGACCAAGCCGAAATGTGCTAACACTTCCATTAGCCGGACATGCCCTTCGCTTTCTCGTGCCAATGCCTTGATCAACGAAACGCTGGGATTCTTATTCGCATACTTCACGTGCAACCGAAGATAACTCACGGCAATTTGACACCGTGCAGCGTATTCAATGACACCTTGAGCGCCGAGTGAGTCGATGTAGCTACGTAATTTCATGTTGGCTCCTCCGGACGCAAATTTAACCTTTGAGGTTATTTTTAGCAATACCTCTAGGGACATTCACCTCAAAGGTTAATCAATTCAGAATTGCCTAATGAAAATATCTGACACCCGCTTGCAAAATTTCAGACGTGTCCTAGCGGAGCGTAAGCTTCGCTTAACGGATATCGCAGATCTCTTAGGGAAAGCTCCAGCCCAAGTCAGTGCTTTTGGTGGCAAAAATCCAACAAAAGGAATTGGCGACCGGATCGCTCGAGAGATTGAAAAAGCTCTCGGCCTCCACAGTGGCTATCTGGATATGCCTTATGGACAAGGGGAGTTTAGCAACGCTACGTTACTAAGTAATACAGGTAGAAAGCTCCCTGTAATAGGCTCTATTGCTGCTGGTGCTTGGTGTGAGATTGAGGGAAGCTTTGATCCTCGTGATGCTGAAGAATGGATAGAGGCCCCCGGTCCAGTGGGGCCTAGAGCGTTCATTTTAAGGGTGGAAGGAATCAGCATGGAGCCAAAATTCGTCGAAGGCGACAAAATTGTTGTCGACCCATCCCTAGAAGCTCTACCTGGACACTTTGTTGCTGCAAAAAGAACTATTGACCAAGCCGCAACGCTGAAACAGCTAAAGCAAGAAGGTAACGAGCTATACTTGTATGCGCTTAATCCAGACTGGCCTGAACGTATAATTAGGCTTTCTGAAGAATGGAGCATATGCGGTAGAGCCAGGTGGAAAATATCCGACCTTTAACACTATCTAAATCCTATCAAACTTAATTAACGCAATGGAAGCGATATGTCGACCTACTCAGACACCAAAATAAAAGAAAGCATGGACAGTAATAAACTAATTCAAGATGGTGATCTATCACAAATCGGACCAGCGTGTTACGAATTACGAATGGGAAATGTTTATTACGACCTCACTGAGGGTGACATGCAGCTGAAAGTCACTAAAAGCTCAGGAGTTTTAATCAAACCTGGTCATCGCGTTGTATTAATCACAAAAGAATCTCTTTTAATTCCAGAAGATGTTATAGCGCGAGTTACAAGCAAAGGTTCTCTTTTCAGCATAGGACTAAGCCCAGTAAGCACTTATGCTGATCCGGGTTTTGCTGGAAACTTAGGAATCGTCACTCAGAACATGAGCGACAAATACATAATAATTCCTATGGGAGAGTCAATTGCAAAAATTGATTTTTCCACCCTTTCAGAAAAATCTGAAGCACCGTACAAAGGCCAGCACGGATATCAAACAAAAATCTGGCCAATCAAACATCAATTACAAAAAACCTATGACGAAATATCTCAAGACCCTAGAGTTGGTAGTGAGCTAGAGGAAGCTTATAAAATTTTACCGGCTGCAACGACAAAAATCATAAAAGAGCTGCGAAAAAAACAAAAATTAATTCACTGGAGCATTTTTGCTGCATTAGTTATAAACACAGTCGCAATCGCCTCTCTTTCAAGCAAGCTGCTTGAGCCAATCAATTCAATTATACTAAACATTATATCCACAGCTATACTTGGGGTATTCATGTACATAATTGATCGGAAGGAGTAAGTCATGGAACTCAAAGAGATATCTAACTTACAGATAGCGCTAGATGAAAAACATGGTTTTCCAGTGAAGTTTTCCGACGAGAAGACTCGCTACGACCAAATAACAAAGGACCTAGTTGGCTTATTTGGCGAGATTGGTGAGTTCTCAAATCTAGTAAAAAAAATCAATTTGAAAATGGAGCATGCTGAAAACTATAAGCTGGACATGAAAAAAACTGAGAGCGCCCTTAAGGAGGAACTTATAGACAGCTTGATTTATATCATAAGAATCGGTGCGATTCTTGACATCGATATTGAACACGAATTACTTAAAAAAATTGCCAAAAATCAAGTGCGCTATGCTTCCCTTACACCAAAACCGTAAAGTGTTCTTTTTGCCAGTAAATACTGGCTTTATGAAAGACTCCCATCCAGACGACAGGTGCATTGACTTCTACAAGTCAAGAAGCGGAAACGGCTTACATTGCACAATTGTCGGCAATGTAGTCATACCTAATGGGCACGGTACGAATAGCTCCTGTTTACAAATCTCTGGGGATGAACGATGGACTCATCTATCGAGCGCTATAAAAGCTCAGGGTGCACGCCCCGGGATACAATTAAGTACGACATGGGAATCTTATACGGGCGTTAAATCTTTCAAACCGCCTTCACAAGACACATCCATCGAAAAATATAGGCTCGCGACATCTCAATTATGTACAACTCAAATACTAGAAATATTCAAAGCTTTAGATTACGGAACTGAACTTGCGCTTAAAGCAAATTTTGAGCACATACAGCTTCACGCGGCTCACGGGTATTTTTTCAGCTTAATTATTGACAGTAGCTTTTCCTCGAAAAGCGAGCTTGGAATAAAGTTAATTGAGGATTGGATTGCCCGCTTCCGATCTCCAGATATTGAGCTTTCGTTGCGAGTATCTCTAACCACTGGAATTCAAAATATAGATTCAACGAGACAAATTTTTTTAAACACAATAACCAAATTAGATTTAAATTATTTTGATTTATCGGACGGCTTCTACAATATAGATAAAAGACAAATTTACCCTACAACAACAAAACATATAAATACTCGGCATAACGCGTCTATAGAACTTTCACTGCGCAACCCAACAAAAAATTTTATTATTTCTGGAAAAGCAAACACCCTGCCTGACACTCTCTTGCCATCAAACATTAGCATGGGATTTTGCAGAGATTTTATAGCCAACCCAAATTTCCTTGTGAACCCGACATTTAAATGCACTGACTGCATGCACTGTCACTATTACTCAAGAAGCCAGAGCAACATAACTTGCAAACTCTGGTGAAAGCCTTTAAGAAAGTTTAATTTTCGTAGATATGGAGATAGGCTTCCCCTATAAATCTACGCTTAAATGCTTTTCTTCATCCTACCCGACCTCAAATTCAAGAAGCACGTCTACAAAACTCCACCTTCCCTCGTACCTGTGAGCTCGTGAGCTCGTGAGCGCCAGAAAAACAACCTTTTAGGTTTAGCATCATAGACAAAATAACCTTTTAGGTTAATATTCGTCTCACTCTCCCACCACAGAGCGAGGCAACACCATGCACACCACAGCCACCCTGCACGTCCACCCGGCCGCTGCTAGCCCCAGTCGCATCTTCGAAATCCGCCGCCTGGCGCAAGACTGCGGCTGCACTTTCATAGCGTCCAAACCTAAGCTGAAACATCGCTCCGCACCCGCCCCCTGCGATCCAAACGACGGAGGGCACGCCGCATGAGCAAGTTCAAACTCGACAACCGCACGCTGACCCTGCTCAAGGCTCAGGTCAATCTGACCGAAACCTTCAACCACCTCCTGCGCGCCGAGACTCAGCGAGAGTCCCTAGCCTTTCGCCTGAAAGTCGAGCGCCGCAAAGCCGACACGCACTTCACCGTTGAATTGGGAAGCGAACGCCACACGCTGACCCTGACCAATAGCAAGAAGATGCACCTACAGCTTGCGGACTTCATTGAGGAGATCGTCAACGGGCCAATCACCTCTTACGGGGCATCATCTCTGCCGCACGCCGACCGCCGCTATGGCGTGTTTGAGAGTGAACACAAGCAACAAGTATTCGACCTGGTGCAAACCGGTGGTTTCATCAGTCTCGATATGGGCTTTGAGCAACCGATCAACCTGGCAATCCATCGCAACAAAACCCGCGCCGGCATCACCACCATCATGAGCATCATGAGCATCGGCGTCAGAAAGCCGCGTACCAAGTGCTTCACGGTTTACGGGAGCGACGTGGAGATCTACTCCATGGTCGCTGAATCCATCACCCACCTGGCCGCCGTGGCGACACCCGCCGCGCATGCTGCCTAGAGAGGCCGAAATGGAACGTAGCCTGGAAAAAGCCGCCAATTACTTCGGCCTGACCCGCCCCAAGCTCATCGCGCTCATGCGTCACGGGGGCTTGCTCAACGACCGCAACCTGCCGGCCTTCCCAGTCCGAGATCGCGAGTACCTGCGGATCAAGGACAGCAACTGGTACCACGAGACGGCCGGCATGCAGTACAGCCAGTCGACCAAGGTCCGGCAGGCCGGCATGCGCTGGCTGGCCGAGCAACTGGGCCTCGAACTACCAGCGATCCCGGTAGACAACCGTGACGTGGCCTAGGGAGTACGCCCGCCAGATCGTCGCCATGCGCACACGCGAGGAGCGCAACTCTGCGCTCCTCGAAGTGCCGGCGCATCTGCGGGAGCTGACCAAGCGCCACTGCTTGAATGCCTGGAACCACCCTTCACGACTCAAACGCAAGGAGGCCGATACCCATGAGTAACGCCAGCCAAACACCGCTACGACTGCTGCCGGCACCGAATAGCTCCACCGTCGAGATGCTGCATCACCTTTTCGGCGACGTGCTTATCCCCCTGGAAAAGCTGCGCGTGCATTACTTCAAGAACCTCAATGAAAAGACCTTCACAGAGGCGATCAACAGCGGCCGGATCCAGTTGCCAGTGACGACCCTGGACCTCAGCGTCAAGGCGTTGAGGTACGTCCATATCAGGCACGTGGCCGCGCTGATCGACATTCGTGCCTACAAGGCAGACGAAGACATGCCACGACCACCGACTGATTCCACCGATTAAAACCAGCAACCCAACGGCTGCCACCGCCAGCCAACGAAACCACCAGGAGCACACCACATGACTGCAATTGAAATATGCGCACTGATTGTCAGCGTTATCGCACTTGCGATCCTTTACTGGACTGGCTATCGAGGCGGCCTGAACGATGGCCGCGTTGAAGGCATCGAGGAAGGGAAGAACATTCAGCAGGCAGACAACTCAGAAGAAATACGCAACATGAACCTGCTGCTCGAACAATCCAGAGGGCACCACAAATCGCTCTACGGGCATTACACCCGCGTCTTGGAAGCGACCAAGCTGGGGGCGACTGATCGTCTGCAGCTCATCGCCATCGCTGAAAAGCTCCAGCTCGCCGCTGAAACATTCCGCGCCGTGAACTCGAAAAACCACGCCACCCAAGCGCTTGCCCTGGGGAATAAAGCCCTGGCCATGGCTGCCCTTTTGGAGCCGATTGCACAGGAGAAAGCAGCATGAACTGGATCCTCACCGCCTCAGGTAAACGCGTTGATCTGTTTGAGCCTGACGCCGACATGATCGACCCGCGAGATATCTCGCATTCGCTGGCCCACCTGTGCCGCTTCAACGGCCACACCCGCGAGTTCTACAGCGTGGCCCAGCACAGTTGCATCGTCGCAGACCTGGTGCCGGAAGAACACAAACTCGCGGCACTACTTCATGACGCGCCCGAGGCGTATCTGGGTGACATGACGCGGCCACTCAAGCAATGGATTAGCACCTTCCAACACTTCGAAGATTGTGTTTGGCGGCGCGTTTGCGAGCGCTTTGACATCGCTCCCGAACTCCCCACCTGCATCTACAAAGCCGACCTGATCGCGCTGGCGACGGAACGACGCGACCTCATGCCAACCGATCCGGCTATCTGGGGTTGTTTGATCGGCATAGAGCCCATGGTTGAAGTCATTCGCCCATGGCCTGCTGCAGAAGCTCGACTCACCTACCACCAGCGGCTGATGGACCAACTTGCTATCGAACACCGGAGGAAAGCGGCATGAAGAACAACCAGGACAATACCGGAGCCCTGTCCGCTTTGCTCCGCGCCGTCGATAGCGTCGACACGCTGGTAACAACCAGCTTCTGCTGCGCAGCAGCAGCAGGCATTATTGATCCTTTCAGTGCCACCACCGACGCACTTATACCCCACGAAAAGCTGCGCGGGGCAGCGCTCGCTGATGCAACGCTGAACGCTCAGAAACGCCCGCTCGCGCAGCCTGTCGTGGGGTATGTGCATGCTTTAGACATTGTTGAGTGGTCGCCTGAGGAGAAAACAGGCAGGAGTGATGGGCCGACAGACCTGATCGGGAGAGCCGCATGATGGAATTCCAAAGCGAAACCCTGACCGACGAAGAACTTGCCACCATCACCGGCTATCAGATGCCGTACAAGCAAATCCAGTGGCTAATCGACAACCATTGGGAGCATGTTTTGACCGGTGCCCGCCGCCCAATCGTTGGCCGTGTGTATGCCCGAATGAAGTTGGCGGGCGTCACACCATCCGCTGTCAATCCTGCGGTTGAAACCTGGACGCTCGACCTGGCGAATGTGAGCTGATTAATGCGCCAGAAAAGCACAGCCAACCGGGATTTGCCCCCGCGCATGATCCGCCGATGCCAACCACGGAAGAACGGTACCACCTGGGTCGGGTACTACTACAACGGCAGGGACGCCGACGGCAAACGCAAAGAAATTCCCTTAGGTGGTGACCTCGACCAGGCCAAAGTGGAATGGGCAAGGCTGGAACGACGAGCCCCGCCTAAGCCCAGCCACTTGTTGGGATTTTTATTCGACAGATACGTGAAAGAGATCATCCCGACCAAGGCGGTGCGCACTCAATCCGACAATATGAAAGAACTCAAGCAACTCAGAAAAGCGTTTGAGCAAGCCCCTATTGATTCGATTACACCCCAGGTGGTGGCGCAATATAGGGACGCCCGGACCGCAAAGGTCCGGGCCAACAGGGAAATAGCACTGCTGTCACACATGTTCACCATCGCACGCGAGTGGGGCCTGACCACCAATGCGAACCCTTGCTTCGGCGTACGCCGAAACAAAGAGACCCCGCGGGACTATTACGCCGGCGATATCGTATGGAACGCGGTGTATGCAGAAGCCGTTCAGGAACTCAAGGACGCGATGGACCTGGCCTATTTGACTGGTCAGCGCCCAGCCGACGTGCTCAAGGTTGCCACCACCGATTTGAATGCTGGGTTCTTGATGGTGAAACAAGGGAAATCGTCCAAGAAGCTGCGTCTCCGACTTGAGGAAGATGGCGTGCAATCTGGACTGAGCGCCTTCATCGACGACCTACAAAAACGCAGATCACTCAACGGAATCAAAACGTCCCGGCTCATCACCAACACATCCGGCCTACGAATGAGCCAGCAGATGCTGCGTAACCGATGGGACGAAGCCCGAGAGAAAGCTGCAATCAAAGCCGGAACCGACGGAGACTCTGCCTTAGCCGTACTGATCCGCCAGTTCCAATTCAAGGACATCCGGCCGAAAGCCGCCAGCGAAATTGAGCTGACGCACGCGAGCCGCTTGCTTGGGCACAGCACCGAAGAAATGACCAAAAAGGTATATCGACGAGTCGGCGAAATAGTAAAACCCACGAAGTGACGCAGATGCCGCCCTCACGTCAAACAGCACTGGACGACCGGGACCTAGCCCTCAAAAGGCTATCACCTATAAACCACAGAATTTTAGATGGCCATCTACGTTCGCTTTCAGATAGGCTACGCGCCATTCGTATTACTGGAGCTCAAATGTCTACCGCCCCCTCCTTCGTTACCCCCCTGCGCTACCCAGGCGGCAAAGGCCGCTTGGGGGCCTGGCTAGCCCAACTGCTCAGACACAATACTCTACACGGCGGGCTCTACGTCGAGCCGTATGCGGGAGGCGCAGGTGCCGCAATGTACCTGCTCACAAATGAACACGTAGAACGCATAGCAATCAATGACCTAGATCCGATTGTCCATGCATTTTGGTGGGCAATCCTCAATGACGCCGATAGATTTATCGAGATGATCAGAGAGACCCCAGTGACCATGGATACTTGGCATGCTCAACGAGCGATAATTGATGATGCCATTACAGCGGACCTAACAGTTTTGGGTTTTGCGACGTTTTTTCTAAATAGAACAAATCGCTCGGGAATGATAAAAGGCGGGGTAATTGGAGGGGTTAATCAAACCGGAAAATTTCTTATAGATGCACGCTTCAAAAAAGAAAAGCTAATCGAGCGCATAGTTAAAATAGCTAGTTTTCGTGAGCGCATCCAGCTTTTCAACGTTGACGCAATGGAGCTCCTTACTCACCCAGAGCTCGAAATCCCTCTTAAATCCCTAATTTATCTTGACCCACCTTATTATGCAAAGGGCAGCCAACTATATCGCAATCACTACCAACCAAACGATCATCGGCAAATAGCCAACTTGGTTATGAATATCGATACCCCATGGCTAGTTACTTATGATCACTGCTCTGAGATAAGTGCCTTATACGAACAGGCACAAGGGGTCGAGTTTTCACTTCACTACTCCACCCATATGCTACGACCGAAAGCTACTGAGGCTATGTTTTACGGAAATATCGAACTACACAGCCCCCCGACCCTCAGACGTTAAGTCACCAGCATTCGATAATGTACTGCTGCAACTCGCTCCACATCGAGTTCAAGGTCTCCCCATTTGGAAAGTGAGCTGTAGAGTGCAGATATTTCTGAAGAGTACTTATGGTTAACATGCCACCTTCTTCCGAACAGTGTCTCAAAACCACATCCAAGTTATCTTGACTCAGCTTTGCATTTGCATGCATATGTTTAGCCGAGCACTTCACCTTTTCTCTCAGCGGAGTGTTTGGCTCTAGACGTCTAATAGCACCCGGATTATTTTCTAGATAATTATCTGAGCTAAGCTCTAGGAGAGCCCGCAACAAAAACGATACGGATATAGGCGTACCCTTAGCTCCTGAGTGTTTAAGCGTTGCCAGCTCTCGCAAAATATCCTGGACCTTGGTGTGACCACTTGGCACATCTAGACCATGAGTTTTGACGGCAAACAACCTGTCGCGTGCCCCTGAACGAGGCCTTGCAGGACTCCCTGTTTTTGTTTTCTCTCCACCTGGTCCCGACGCCTCAAGAGGCTCTAAAGGTTCACCCTCAAGCTCGCTAGCTTGTGAATTGTCAGATGCGTCTGATAAAAGTTCAGGCGACCGTTCGTCATACTCGCCCCATTCGCCATCGGATTTCAGTTTCTTTGTAAAGACATCGCGCTGAGTTTTACTTTTCAGTTTACTTACAGAGGCATTTCCGCTGGCCATGGCTAATAACAATGCAGTAATTGCCCGATCAAAATAATCTTCGTCTGCAATTCGAAATACTTCCCCCCTCGAAACATGACAACCAAGTGTTTTACGAACAGCTGGAGTACTAAGCATTCGAAGCAAAGTAGTAGCCGATATTTGCTCATATTGAGCCAGAGTAATCAATCTTTTAGACAAAGCATAAGAAAGTAAGTTAACCGCTGATCTATTTGCGCTTCTCGATCCTAATCTAGCCAAGAAACTATCATATTCTTTAGGCCCCCACGAAGAAATCCCTACACCACCGAGCTCTCCGCCGTGCCGCAATTGAATCCAATATGAAGGTTCTGAAAAATTCTTGAATACAGCGAACTCAACACGTATCGGTATACGAATTGGAGCCTTACTCTTTAGATTTTCGTATTGTTTACGCAGTTTTAAATCAGGACAGAGCTTTGGATTATTCAAAAACTTGAGCGCCGCAACACGGCGATTGCCCTCAACAACAATCCAAGGTTCCTTTTCTGACTCCTTCGATGGCATAACCCCCATACCGTCGAAAGGGCACAACCCTCTAGAGGCGATATCGGTTGCTAGCTTAAGTACCTTCTGAGCAACAAGACCAGAGGTCATCCACTTATAAATCTCGGCTTGAGACTGCTTCTCTCCATGCCTAGCATTTTCCGAATCAAGCAAAATACTATTAATGGAGATATTTTTCTTAGAACTCAT